CTTTCTACAGAAATATCTAGTTCGTCATGTATCTGTATATGTGGAATAATTTTTTCTTTATAAAGTTCTAACATAGATTTTTTAGTCATATCAGCAGCGGATCCTTGTATTAATTTATTTAAAGCTTTGTAAGTATATGCTCTTCTAATACCTGGTCCATGTTCTTGCACTGCTTGTTCAAATGGTAAGGCTTTATGCATACCAAAACTATTTGGTTCCCATAGATGGAATCTACATAACCTTCCCCCTAGAGTTCTAATCTGTCCTCTATGTTGTGCTCTATTAGATACAGATTTCATTAAAGTTTTAACAAAGGGAACTCTACTATGATAAATAGAAAAAAGTTCTTCTGCTTTTTCTTTACTGACACCTAGTTCTGCTTGAAGTTTGGCTTTACCCATTCCATAAAATAATCCTAGATTAATTGTTTTTGCTTGTGTTCTTGGAATTTGTGCCATCTTTGCAACAATGGTGTGAAAGTCTGCATCACCTTCGTTGTATGCGTTCTTAACATTAAAGACGCTTGCGTCTTGATCCAGGGATGCGTAGTGAACTACAAGTCTTGGCTCTTGTTGATTGTAGTCAAAGCACCCCCACTCACAACCAGACTCAGGTATAAAGAGGGATCGGATCAAAGGACCCAAGTCTTTGTTGCGAGCAGGAATTTGTTGTAAATTTGGATTAGAGTAACTGAATCTTCCAGTTACTGTTCCTCCACTATCAGATCTAATTTGATTAATATCTGCATGAATTCTACCTTTATGCTCATATTTAATAATAGTATCAATAAAAGTTGTATGTGCCTTATTGATTTCTCGAGCTTTTGCTATACATTTAACTAATGGATGGTTATGAGATGATAGGAAATTTTTAGTAAATGATGGAGAGTTTGTTTTATCGGTTCGCTCATAGGGTAGGGAAAGTTTTTGAAAAACTTTCTCAATACTCCGTGCCGCCCATATTTGAACGTCTACTTGTGTTTCTTTTTTTATTTTTTGTAGGAGTTCTTTTTCTTCTGCAGCTAACTTGTCTTTTAATTGGTGAGCTGCTTGAACGTCTACTCGTACTCCTAAAAATCGCATATCGACGAGGCAAGGAAATAAGTCTGTCTCTAATTCAAAAATAGATCCTAGATCCTGGTCGCTTAATTCTTTTTGCATGACTCTCCATAATGCTAATGTTATTTCTGCATCTCGTTCAGCATATTTTCCAACATACATTGATGGTAACTTCCACATATCTGCTTTAGGATCGACACCCCATTCTTTTGCGGCAGCAACTAATTCTGTTTCATTTTTTCCACGGCCAACATAGTCCCAACCAAGTGATCCAAGATCAAATCTAAATCTGTTTTCATTGACAAGTGATGCTGCAATCATCGTGTCATAAATGTTTCCATTTATTTTTATTCCCATCGAACGAATCCAACACACATCGTACATTGCATTGTGAAAAATTTTATCTGCTTGAGATTCACATACGTCCTTAAACCATTGAATTACCTTACTTTTTTCAAGGTTACCACCACCCTCGTGATCGAAAGGAAAATATCCTGAGTAACCATCAACGGCTACAGCAATACCTACAACTTTACCTTTACCAGTTACAGAACCTGATCCCATTGATTTTAAATCTGGGTCATGTGTTTCTAAGTCAATTGCAATTGTATCTGCTTGTCTTAAGTCTGGAAATTCAGTGGGCTTAACCCACTCCGTTTGTGCTTCAATCATTTGACTATACCCCATGAGTTTTGTTTATCCTTTTTTTCTTCCTTTGGTTGATCTGGATAGTCACGCTCTATTGCCATTTGACAATAGTGAATTGCTTTTTCCAAATCTTGTTTTTGGCCTTTCTGTTTGTGGCGACACAAATACTTTATAGCGTTTCCTTCCGCAAACGGCAAGTTATTTTTATTTATGAACTCGCTCGGTTGAATTTTCATAGAAGAATAATGAGATCCTCCTATTTGTTTTTTATATACATCACTCATTGGTAGCTTCCTTAATTAATTTTTTAATATATTCTTCATGTCTTCTTGCTTTAACTTCTGGTCTTTGACCATATTTTTTGTCCCATGCTTTACCTTTAGGACTTTGTCTCCATTTTTTTCTAGCTCGTTTTCTACTTTCTGCATAAGGGTGAGTCACAGTTTAAATTCCTTTGATTTGTTTTTAGATTTTATTAAAAATAAATTTTCGATAGTTCGTGTAATACCAACATACCAAACTCTAAATTCTTCATCTTGTTTTTCTTGCGATTTCTTCGCACCTTTGATAGTATTTGCCGTTTGATTTAAATATAGAATTACGTTGTGTGCTTCTCCACCTTTAGCTCCATGAATTGTTGAAACTTTTATTCTAGGCTCTCTCAATAAATCTTCTCCATTATCTAACATAGCTCTCATATAATCTCTTTTAGATACAGGAACATTATTAAATTCTTCATACCAATCCCCTTGAAAATTAATTTCTTTGCTTTTTATATTTTCTACAATTCTTTGATGATGAACTTCAGGAATGGATTCACCTTTCTGCATTTTTTCCCAATTTAATATATCTTCATATAAAGTTTTGCCCATACTATTGCCTTGATGAGTTTGAAAGAAAAAACCTTTTCTTTTTAAAAAAGCAGGAATTGTCTTTAAAAGAGAATTAGTTCTAGCTAAGATAAGCCAATCTCCTGTAGTCATATCAATTCCATTAATATTAAATCGTTCTTCAATAACTCCTAGCTCATTTTTAGGAAGATAATCTTTAGGTAACCGATTAAGATAGATTCTTGAAATAACATCTAAAGCTTTTTGTTGAATCATTTGAGGAACTCTTTCAGATTTGTCTAATAAAATTTCTCTTGATTCCCAATTAATAAAAGAATCTACATCTGCACCCGCCCATCCAAAGATAGCCTGGTCATCATCGCCTGCAATCCACACATCACATTCAGTTTCTTTTTCTATTTTATTAATCATCGCCCATTGAATTAATGATAGATCCTGGGCTTCATCTATAAAAATAACTTTAAATTCAGGGATAGTTCCTTTATCTAAAAATTGTTGAATCATATCAGTAAAATCTATAAGATTATGCGCATTTTTATAATTATTAATCTCTTTCTCTATTCCAATTAGTTTAGTTTTGCTGATCCAACTAAGGTGTTCATTGCGATTAAATTGTTGTTCAGCAGTAATTTGTCTTACTCGTGCTAGATTAATAAGACTTAAATATTCACTATTCGAAGAAAAGATTCCATTAAAATTATTTGTTTCGTAGGATGCATATTTAATTTGAATACCACAAGTTTCTCCGATTGCTTGGTAATTACCTTCTTGCATTACGTTTTCTTCTTTCAATCCTAAATTATTAAAAGCTAAAGAGTGTAGAGTTTGAAAATATTTAATATCTTTTTTAGTAAGATCTAGATTTTTAGCTAAGAATCTATCTCTTGCTTCTCCTGCAGCTTTACGAGTAAATGCAAAATACCCAATACGATCGTGCGGGGTACCATTCTTTACATACTTATGTACTTCATTTAAAAGTCTTCTAGTTTTTCCAGTACCCGGTGGACCTACTACTTTATATCTCATTAATAGTTTTCTCCTTTTCTTTGCACGGGTTTATGTTCAATCTGTGGAGTGTGAAGTTGTTTTAATTTACATACTTTTAATGTTTTACCATCCACGTTAAGAGAATGATCAAATTCCACCTTGCATTTGTCTTTTAGTTTTTGTGCAATTTTTTCTTCTGGAATTTTCCACCCAGTTCCTAGATGCTCGATAAAAGAATTAAATCTAAAGTAATGAAAACCTTCTTCAGTAAAACATGATCCATTGTGTATTTGTCTTCTCTGTTGTGCTTGAGGCCCATTGATACAGTATTGATATAGTTCTTCTTCTAATCTATCTTCTACTTGAGTTCCTTTAGGTGGTGTAATTTTTTGTCCACCTCTACGCCACTCATTTAATTTAGCTCTAAAGTCTTTTGGTTTTAATGGTTCAAAATAAACTCCAGTCTGTTGCCAGATTAAATTTAATACTTCTTTCTGTGTAGTCATAAGTTTTGTGTTATTTATAATGACTTGAATCTTGTCATCGTTAGGCATAATGACATTGAATCTATATTCTGGTTCTGCATACGCTATCATTTCAAAGTCTTGAATCTCAGGGAATACAGAAATACTATCGGATTTAACTCCAAACGGTCTTTTATAACAAAGACTACGCATACATTTATCTTTAATAGGATCTTCATAGCAAGTATGTCCTGCAGTCTCACCCTTCCATGCTTTAATTTTTGAATCTAGTTTTGCTTTATCCCAAGGACTTGCAAGATAACTATAGTTGGCTGCTGATACCTGGTCAGGCCATTTGTCTTTGTATTTCTTTTTAGCAAAGACCATATAGTTGTACATAAACCTGTCTCTACCATCATCTAATTTTGTTCTAGAACATAAAGCTAGACACGGTGGACCATCATCAAATTCTGGATTAGTACCTAGTAATATATTTCTGTGGGTTTCTTCTACGAGTTTATCTAAAGTTTCTTTATCTATTTTAGATTCGTTAGCAAATTTTATAAATTGTTCTACTGATAGTTTAGAATTATTCTTATCTATAGCGTATCGAGTGGATTGTCCGTTGTTATAGTAAGGTAGGTTAATGAAGTTTCCTGGTTTTATGTCTCCTTTATCATCTTTCTGTAGTTCTTTCTGTTTAGGAAAAACCTCAGTAGTTGGTTTTAATCCTAGTGGAAGCAGAAAAGCTTTTAATGCTTCTATTAAATCTACGGTTGGAATAGGTTCTTTTAAAAATATATAACAATGTAAGCCACCACTCTTCGATAGAATTGGTACAAGTGGTAATTTATATTGTTGAAATAATGCTAAATAATGTTCTACTTTAAATGATCCATAGTCTGGTGGATCAATATCTATACAACCAAATTGTGCAGTCTTATCTATTCTGCAAGGTTGGATTCCAATTGATTTCTTTCCGTGTAAATGATTCTTGTAATCTTCTAATGTGACAGGTCTACCTGCCCATTCATAATTAGGTTTTATTTTATTTTTTTCTGAGTCTATTTCAGTCTTTGACATGTCCGCCATGCCAAAATCACCTTCATAACCTTTAAATAATTCTATAAATTCGTGCTCCATAATGATCCCATAGTTCGGGCGAGTTCCACTCTCGCTTTCCTCGCCCTATTTTCTCGTGAGAAAAACTAATAATTAGATTCTTCTCTGCTTTCAGCTGCAGCGTTACTTGCTTTTAAAGAATTATGGAAATCTTTTGCCATTTGATAAAGGCTAGCGTTATCCACTTTTCTCGCCAAAGATACTTTGTATCCATGCCAAGTAAAACTTCCACTGTTCTCGACAGACTGTAGTTTATACACTCTTGAAAACATTGGAGCAGGTACATTTTTATTTGTTTTAGGATCAGTTTCAATTTGATCTTGCATTAAAGAGTTCCAGTTTCTACTCACTTTTAATTGAGTAGACTTCATAGCCATTAAAGCTTTCTCTGGTTTTTCTCCATTAATGATTACAAAATGATTAGCTGTTTTAATAATTTCATTACCATTATCTAAAACATCTTTTCCAGAAGCGTTCTTTTTAGTTTTAGCTAAAATTCCTGCGCCTCTATCTGGACTGATTGGTCTACCTTCTTTTCTCTCAAAAGGTGCCCATTCAGGAAATGTTAATTTATAGTAGCAAGGTATAATTTCTATACCTTTCTCACCATCATACAATCTTTTAGTGACTGTATTATAAAACATTCCAGCTTCTGCTCCTTCAACATAGTTCGCATGCTTCTTTTTAGTTTCATCCGAACCAGATTGTAATAACTTAAGAAATGGTAAAGCCAAATCGTCTTTATCTATATTCTCAAGTCCTGCGCCAGCATCTTGAACGAAATTCATTTCCGCTGGTAAGTTACCTTCTTTTTTTACAGTAACGTCTCTTGTTTCTTCACTCATGTTATTTGTTCCTTGTTATTTTTGTTTTGTTTCCCTTAAACAGATTAAAATGTTCAGAAGGCAAATCTTGACCACTTTCAACTCGCTCTCTGTACAATGCTTTTAATGTCATAGGTTCTACCTTTAACTTTTGTTGTGGTTGGTAGCCTTGACCTTCTGCAAGACTCGCATATTGCGTAGCCTTGTCATCTTCGCCACGACCAAAGGAAACAGTAATCTCATTTTTAATAAGATCACCTAGGTCATTGTCTCGAAGCCATTTAAACGCGCTCTCCCTTTGTGCTACGGGAATTGTAGCGCTATAAACTTCTTTAACTTCAATGGCAGAACCATCTACAAGTTTAAGAGTTTTTAATTTCATTGACTCCATTATCTCTGGAATTACTTCGCCAGAAATTTTATCGGCTTGAGCTTTTTTATCTTTTAAAAGTCTCTCGTCTCTTTCAATTTCTGATTCCAAATTTTGAAGATCAATAACAAACTTAGATAAATTTTCTACGTTTGCTAATTCGTTCACTTGTTGCGGAGCATCCTCCACAAATTGTTTTTGTAAGTCTTCACTTGGATTAAACGAACCACTTCCAGTAAAAACTTTTATTTTTTCTTTACTCATCAATTTCTCCTTTCTCGTAAAGATTTATTTTAATAGGATAATAAGTTCTTTCTTGTCTATCCCACTTTAACAAATTATATTTTCCGTTTGTTATA